CCTTTGTTCGGGAGTTTTCTTTGCCTGTTCGGCTAAAGATTCTGGTGTTATACCCATGCGGTCAAGAATATCTTGTTTAATCCGCTCTCTTTCTTCCTTGCTACTACTGCCTGAAAAATTACGCATAGCCTCATCGTCTTTGTCGCCCATTCCTTTGCGTACAAGTATTCTGCTCATTCATGTCACGCTCCAGATTCATCGTGTGTTCCAAGGTTGAAGTCCATTTTTTGACCACAGGTTCGACATTTGTCGACCCAACAGAAGTACAGCATGCCGCACGCCTTACACCGTGTACCTGAGCCAATGTTCATAACATCTGCGGCTTTACTGGTACGAACCCGTTGCTTTTGGGTGATGCCCTCTAACGGACGCTCTGTGTTAAACACTGAGCCACTGCCGTAAGATTCTGCAAGGCGGATGCCACGCTTCTGCAAGCGTTCGATTTCTTCCAAGCCAAGGTTGTTTTGTGACTCCATTCAATCGCCTCAGACTGTGTAGGTGAGGAGGAAGTAATGGTTGCCAAGTGACATGAAAGGCTCGATAGTGACAAGAGCGGTAGTGTTTGCGGCGGCTACACCAAGAGCACCTGTGCCACCAGTGGCACGAATGTCTGCTTGGATGAGCGCAGTTGCCGTACCATCAGCCATAGCACGAGGGCTATAAGGGCCGATGACTCGGGTTCCATATCCACTGAGTACTGCCATCGTTGGTCACCTCAAGAGCGGCGACCAATTGCAATGAATGTACCTGCGGCTGTGCCGCCGCCACCTGTTTGAAGTGGGTCCAGAATTGTAATCGTGGTTCCACTAACAGCGATTTGGTTGTTCATGTTGAGCACAATTTCTGCGGCACTGTTTCCCGCTTCGGGTAAAGAAACGCTAATTGCGGCACTGTTTGTGCCAGCAAAGTCAATGCTTGAGAGTTGAGAACTCAAATTGATAGTCGTATCACCTGCTTCATAAGAACCTGTGATTACCATTCGGTCACCGAAAACGGTTGGTCGGGGGTCAATTGTAATAGCCATTATTGTTCATCTCCTGTTGTTGATTCTGGTTGTGCCTCTGCGGGTTCTTCTGCGACTGGCGCAGGTTCTTCCGGCTCTGGTACAGGCTCTGGTGCGGGTTCTGGGTTAAGAACATTTTCGACCATGCCAAGGAGGGTTGCTTTGGTTGCATACTTGCCAACCGTTGCACCGTTGTCCTTTAGCCAAGCCGTGATGTCCTTTCGTGTCCATCCCTCATCAGGTAAGCCATCTTCACCGAGGTCTGTGGTCACAGGTTCTGGATTGTCGCCTTCGATTCTCCACCATTTGGCAGAGAACCGGTGACGGTATTGATTCAAGAACTCCTGTGTCACTTCCAAGGGTTGGTGACGGATTGCCACCAATCGTGTACAAGGAACCCTTCGTTCATAGAAGGGGCCAAGTGAAGTCACCGTAGGCAATTAACCACCTCAGTTATACATCACCAAAACGCTCGATGTGTTAGCCGAGCCACTTAGGTATTGTAGAGTAATGGTTAGGCTTGATACGCTTGCGCCCACTGATACAGCGGCAGTGCCGGTATCGGTTGTAAATGCACCCAAGATGGAAGTAATTCCACCTGATAGGATGATTGTTTCGCCGTCTGCTCCGCCAGTGACGCTGATAAGTGCCATCTTTGGTGCTGGGTCGTAGCCGTTTGCTCCATCGCTGTTAGAAGCGTTGAAGGTTCCCGGTCCACCGCCGGGGTATGCGACATCTGCCGCTCCGTCTAACCACTCTGTGGTGCTTTGAGAGCCTGCTCGTAGTTCCCATGCTCCAACGAGTGTTGCTGTTGCTGTTCCTGCTAATGATAATTCTTGCATAATTTTTCATCTCCATGTTGTTTGTTCACCATCAATCTCAAGACAAGTCTCGGATTGAACCATGACCTCCAAAGAAAGTTGTCCAGACTTCACCCATTGTTCGGTAAAGTCCCTCTTGACCGAGGCGGTTAATGGCGAATGGGTCACCGGTTTCAATACCAGACTCGTAGTACTGAGTTGGTTTTGCAACACTAAAGTGAAGGTAGTCAGTGTCCAAGAAGTACATTCGGCTGATGCCGTCTGCTGAAACATCCTTAGATGGAATGATTGGGACGCCGTTGTAGGTAGCGACGATGAATCCGGCTTCGATACCGGGAACACCCTTGACGCCACCCATGGTTGGGGTCACACGCTTTTCTTCCATGAACCGCTGTTGGCTCTGGAGGAGTTGTTGCAAGCGCATCAAAGTGTCATATCCTGTGAGGATGACCTTTGGATTGCCACCACGGACCCAAATCTTCTGGAAGATGTCGTCGATGTGGTCGAGGCTGAGAACACGCTCAGTCAATCCAGCGTCGGAAGCGACATTGACTTCTGCGTCGGACCAAGTGTTTGCACTTCGGTCGATGCTGTAAATGTCAAGGTCAGATGCGGCGCTCACATGCGCAGTGTGAGTAGTGGAAGAGCCACCGCTCACGGTTGCGGCATATCCAGTACCGGTGCTGTCCATGGTGCTTGCGGCGGTGATTCGGTCCAAAGACTCGTAATCGTTGCCAGCAGGAGTGTCAACATCTTGCAAAAGCATCTTGTTGATTTCCTCTGCGTGGTGCTTGCCCATTTCCTCTTTGAGGACGGAGCGAATGTCACCAAGACCGTCATCCTTGTCGTTAAGGAAGATTGCAACTTCGCTCATGTCGAAGGTGTGTGCAATGGTCTTTGGCTTTGCGGCAATGTGTTGGAAGGTAGGCTTGGTGGTTTCTGGAAGTGTTCCATTCTCAGCAATGCCGCCACCCTTGGTTGAGTCAGGGCGAGCGGTCACGACACGCCATCCAGAGCGGTCCCAAGGCTTCTTGGGCAAGATGCTGAATGCGTTGAATTCTTGGTTGAGTTGGGACCACACTTTGCGTCCGTAGATTGCTTGGTAGGTACCAGCAGTCGTCGAGAGCATTGGTGCGTCAGCCTTCAGAAGTTCGCTACCGGAGTATGCGTAGCCCATGTTTGAGCCTGCACCGTAGTAGTAGCGTTCCATATCGTTAATTGTTCGTAGGTAATTTCGTGCCATATATTATTCCTCCTCATTCAAATGCTTTCCCCGCAAGACTGTGGACTTCGTCCCAAGACATGTTTGCGAGGTCTTCGGTTGAAGGGACATTGATGGTTGGTGCGGCGGCCGACTTGCGGATGCTTGCACCTTCGGCGGAGCCGAGGTTGTCGATGCGACTGCTCAAGGAGGCGATTGCCTTCTCGATAGAAGCAAGTGGTTGGCGTGCGTCAAATTCTTGAGCACGGCGGGATTCGACCTCTGCGGTCTGTTCCTTGGCGAGTCGGTCAGCGAACACAGTTCCAAGAGAGGACTTGAGTTGCTTTTCGATGGATGCGGCCTTGTAGGCTTCGTATGCCATCTCGACTTGAGCGGAGGTAAGGTCGGCTGGGTGAAGGTAGCCCTTTGCAACATCTGCTTTGGAACCACTGTTCAGGGCGCTGATTGCGCCAGTCGATGGGTTGCCACCTTCTTGGGCACGGCCTTTGACTTGTCCAGCGAAGTATTCAGCACCGTCAACGGACGATGGGTTGTCGAAGCCACCAAGTTGTGCCTTCTCCAAGTTGTCGAAATGAGAGCGTGCCCCAGCGGTATCAACACCAGCAGATTTGAGGGTGTTTTCCATCCAGTTGAGGTAGTCAGATGAGATGACATCGCTGTATTCGGATTTTGCGGCCATGTCGTGGTCGCCACCGTACATTTTGTCTTCCTTGTCCTTGTCTTCGGACATTTCTTTGCCCTTGTCTTCGGAAGGTTTCTCTTCATCTTTCTTTTCTTCTTTCTTATCCTTCATGGCTTCAAATGGGTTTTCGCCCTTTTCCATTCCATCAAGTCGCATGTTGATTCTGTCCAGTACGGACGATAGTTCATTCATTGTTGTGTCTTCTGTCATATTCGTGTCCTCCTTCAAAATTCTAAAGGTTGCTTCTGGGTTGATTCCCTTTTCGCAAATCGTCACTTCGTGGAGTTCTAACTTGGAGATTTCAGTGTAATCTCCATGCTTTGAATCGGATTTGTTGACACGCTTGAAAGCCTGTCCTCCGATACTGAACCCCCGTAGGGCACCCTTGCGAATTTCATTGGCCACTTCTCGGGCCTTTTCGATGTCATCACGAAGTTTGATGACAACAAAGAGTCCGGCATCATCAACGCCGGATTTCCAAAGTCGTCCACTGCTATCAGTGTAAGAGTCGATAACCGACCCGACTTGGATGTTGGAATGTGCGAGTTGCACATTGCGGAAGTCTTCTGCTTTCATGAACCCGCCAAATGCATCCTTTAGTGCATCACGGGTGATGAGGTCGCCTTGCTTGTCGACCATTTCGACGGAAGCATATCCTGCGACAACAAGGTCTTGACCGCTCTTCAAAATAGAAATACTACCTTCTTGGGAGAAGGGAGTGGTTCTGAGTGAAGTCGCCATGACCATTACCCCACGATAGACCTGTCATACTATATCAAGAGGTATGATACACGGCTTTCTCGTCTGTGAGTTCTAAATCGGGGCTCAGTGTGCCGTTTTCCTTGACTTCTTTTTTGTCTTCGGCCTCCTCCTTCTTATCTCGCTCGACATCACGCACATCGTAATCGGGCATGGTTTTGTTATCGGTGATGTTCGTAGGGCCACTGGGTGACTCGATAGGTGTGGCGTAATCGATACCAAGTCCTTTCGTACCAGAATTAGATGCGCCCACTGCACCTACACCGCTCTTAGCGAGCAAACGCATGGCGACCTCAAGTCCCTTGACCATGACTGCTTTCTTTTTCCAGTCGGTACCTTTGACCTTCTTTGGTTCAATCAGCGGCTCGGCATCATCTTCTGATTCGTGAACCTCTGCCTTCTCTTCGATTTCCATGTTGGCTTTCAACAAGATACCAACGATTGGTGACCAGAATGGTCGCTGACTTTCAGAAAGCCGAATCAAATAACCGTTATCACTGCGTGGTGTATGAACAGACCAGCCTGCTTGTGTCTGTGTGGCTTTGTACAGAACAGACCCTTGTTCCATCTGAATGTGAACATTGCTTCCCTTTCTGAAAATTTCAACGCCGTGCTGGTATGGTTCGGCCTTAGCGAGAATACCAAGAGAATCACTGCTGACCAAAGGCTCACCCTCCGCCTCACCTTCAATCTTGGATGCGTGTACAGTGAACAACTTCTGCTGTTCTGACGCCTGTGTTTCTGTGACATTGGTCACATCGACCTTCACCAAGTCACCGACATTGTATTTGTCTTCGCTTTCAAAAGCCGCTCCTACATCCATGTAGTCGTCACCTTCGTACTTGACTCTGCGGTCACCCAAGTCTTCACCGTGCGCAACAGGCCCGGTTCCAAGTCGATATGTGTAAGGCCCGTCACCTCGGCGGTCAAGGACCAT